CAGCGGCATGGAGCAGCTCGTCGAGAACGCCTTCATGCTGAACAACCTCAACATCATGGGGCTTACGACGATCGAGGTCACGATCGCCAAGGCGAGGTTTGCCGAGGAGGTCCCGGCAGACGCGCTCCAGATCCCCGGCCGGCCGAACGAAGGTGACCTCATCTTCGTGCCGATGACGCGGGCGCTTCTCGAGATCAGGTTCGCCGAGCCCGATAACCTCATGGTGTCCGGTGGGCACCTGCATGTCTACAAGCTGAAGTGCGAATTCTTCCGCAGCGGCGCGGAGAAGATGCCTGACGAAGTCGAGTCGGCGCTCGCTGAGCTCGATGGTCTCCCAGAGGTTCTCCTCAAAGACAGCATCGTTCGTGATCCGGTCGATGACGACATCGTCGACTACTCGAAGATCTCGACGAACGACGCGATCGACGAGCAGATCAGCCAGTACATCAAGCCGGACGCGAGGTGATCATGGCACTGTACGGCGCGTGGTTCGGTCACGATAGCATACGGAAGCTCCTCGTCGTCTTCGGGAGCCTCTTCGACTCGATCTCGGTCGTCCGCTTCAACCCGGACGGCAGCATCGGGGAGATCATTAAGCGTGTCCCGATCGAGCTCGAGCCGGGTGACAAGAGGTTCATACGCCAGGCGATCCAGGAGACCGACGATGGCCCGCTAGCGTCCAAGGGTCACAGCGTCTACCCGCGCATGACGTACGACTTCGTGGGGATCAGCCTCAACAACGGCCGCCTCTCAATGACATCTCAGCGATTCCTCCGCCACGAGGACGCGCCCGATGGCAAGGTCGGCGTGATGCACTGGTGGACGCCGTACGACGTCGAGCTCGTCCTCAAGATCGCGTCGCGCTCCCAGAGCGACTCGTTCCAGATCCTGGAGCAGATCCTCCCGTTCTTCAACCCGAACGTGACGGTTGTCATGCGGGATCCCGCGGACGAGAACCGCCACCTCGACGTTCCGATCAGGCTTGTCGGGATCACCCACGAGGACAACAACGATGCCCTGCCGTCCGAGAACGTCTATCAAGTGATCCACACGCTGACGTTCATCGCCGAGTACAACCTCAGCGGCCCGATTGGCAACCAGCGCGAACAGGCCGTCGCCGAGAAGATTGGTGGCCCTGGCGCGACCCTGCCGGTCCACAAGTCTCGCATCGAGAAGCTGGTCATCGACTACCAATTCCAGGAGGACGGCTTCTTCGAGAGCGGCAACGCCTCGTCGCACGTCAACGTCACTCCTGGACCGACTCCAGACGACCCGAATATCGAGAGAGTCGACGGGCCACCGGACCTACCTTAGTAGTGTACATCCGCGGCGATTTGTGATACTATCTCTCCATCGGAACATTCAATGGAGATGCCTGTGTCACGCGAATTCTCGAACCAGACCGAAGCCCTCCGTGCACTGAAGCGCCTGGGCTTTCGCGACTACCTCGGAGAGTTCGAAGTCGCGGGGAAGCGGTGTCACGTCTATGCACCGCGCGAACCAGAGTTCGACGAGAGAGTCATCCTGTTTGCGCACAATGGCAAGTGGACAGTCGCTCTCGCAGAGGAGTTCAGGGCATGAGCATGGTGGTCGTGTGGTTCATCGCCGCGTTCGCCGGGACTGATTCCGGCGGAATGCAGCAGTTCGGTCCGTTCGCCACAGAGTATCAGTGTGCGGAAGCGATTGAGACTATCAAGGCCGCAGGCGGACCGGCACACGCACGATACGTCTGCATCCGGGGCGCCGCGGTTGTTCCGGCGGAGATCCCCGGTCGCTAGTCGTCTGGGCCGAGGAACGGCGGGTCCCACGGGGCCTCGACCTCCTCTTCCTCCTTCTTCACGTTCCTCATGAAGTCCCAACCATCGAGCGTCGGCGGCATATACCCCTTGGCGATCAGATCCTCTATCGGGTCAACCATCCCGGGGAATAGCCCGACGAACGGGACCGACTCCTCAATGGCCTTCTCTCGCTCGGCCCTGAGTCTCTCGCGCAGGTTTCCTGTACCAGCATGCGCCTTGAAGACGTCCGTGTCGACGTACCAGGACATGAGCCATAGGTTCTGGACGAGGTCGTCGTGGTAACCGGGCTCAGCCTCGTACCCGGTCCTCGTCGGAACAAACGTGAGCAGCTCCTCGATCGTCCTCTTGTCCCGGACGATCATCTTCCCTGACTCGATCAGGTCCTTCATGTTCGAGCAGCCGATGCGCTTAACCTTCTTGTCGACGAACACACCGATGCCGTGGGCCTTGCTCAGGTTCTCGACGAACACCTCCTCGTAGTCGAGGTCGTAGTAGAGAGACCGGGCGACGCTGGCACCCTCGTCGTTGGACTCGATGACGACCAGCGCCCGGTTGTAGATCTTCGCCCACTTGTATAGCAGGTCCGGGTAGATTATCGGGGAGATCGTCGAATTCTGGTACGTCGCGACCTGCTCCAACCTCCCGTCCGTGACATCCCACACCGTGAATGTCGACCGGTCCTTCCCGCGTCCCTTGCAGACGTCCACGGTCATCACGTAGCTGTGCCCGTCGACCGGCTTGTCGAAGACCTCGACACCATCGTCGCCGGTCCACACCGGCGGCCGCGGGGTCATGTTGAAGAGGACGTTGCCGTTGATCAACGTGTTGGACGTGCCCTGGAATGCGTTGCAGAACTCCTGGTCAAAATCTTCCTGTGACGTCTGAGCAATCTGCTCGGCTTTCCACTTGGCGTCCCTCCCGGGGACGTCCCACCAGTCGACGCGGAACGGCACGAACCCGTTGACGCCGAGCACGGCGCCCTGCCAGATGTTGTAGAACGCGCCCTTCGCGCCGTTTGCGGTGGACGTGATGAGGATCTTCGTCGTCTTACCAGACGAGATGACCGGCCACGTCGCCTTCATGAACGCGCGGTCGTTGTGGATGAACGCGAACTCGTCGAGGTAGACGACGTTGACGGACTTGCCTCGAAGGCTGCCGGAGCTCGTCGCGGCCGCGAACACCGTGGTCTCGTTCTCGAAGACGATGCGACTCTTGTTGTACGTTTTGACGCCGAGCTGCAGGAAGAACGGCAGGGCCTCCAGGGCGATCTGGAAGCGCTCCATGATCTCTCGCGCCTGGTCAAGCTTGTGCGCGACGAGGGCAATCCTCTTGGCCGTCTTGCTGAACAGCGCGTGGTGGAGAAGCCACCCGACTACCGACGTTGTCTTAGCTGACTGGCGACTCTGGAGAGCGATGACGAACCGGTTCGATTCAACGACCTTCCAGAATTCCCTCTGATAGGGGAACGGAGAAATCTTCACCTGACCGTGGTCGAGGCTGATGATCTGGTAGTACCGGGTGCAGAAGTATTCGACCGACTCGGCGCACTTCTTGTACTCCTCGATCATCTCGGCCGTCCACTGGGTCGGCTGCGAGTTCGCGCGCCGGATGTTCGGGTGCCCGAGGTAACGGTCGCGCGGGGTGTACGGCGTTGGGTCCTCCGGATACGGGAGATGGTGCAGCGGATTGTCGAGCTGCCAGTCCCACTTGAACTCGGTCGGCTCCTTCGGGTTCTTCAGCTGCTCCGGGTCGAAACGGTAGGACATCAACGCCTCACTTGTCTTCTCCGTGCCCGATGACTTCGAGGTGGACAATGTGGTAGTGATCGTGATTCTCTGCCTGGTAGTGAGAGTGACCCATCACGCGGAACCGCGTGTTGCGAGGGAGCAGTACCTCCTCCTCTTCCCCGTTCTTGTGATACGGGCTCGTATTCTGGTGCCGGTCAATGTGATAACCTCGCATCCCGGCTGGGACGTGGATCTGCGCGATGTGAAAGTGGGCCTCGAAGCGTGCGCTCTTGCCCCTGCCAGATTGAACGATCTTCGGTTCCGCGAATTCTCGGGCGACTACGTGAGGGTTCATGGAAGTCGAGACGAACGCTTTGTCGTGGAACTCGTCGCCTACTTTCAACGCATGGATCTTGGGCCCGTAATCCTCAAACCCGCGAAATACCGTCATTGGTTTCCTGAGGACGTGACTCGTGACGTGGTCGAGGTGCTTGACGTGGTCGCGGTCACTCTCGTATAGTGTGGAATTACTCCGGAGAAAATCATTGATAGCCGAGTTATTCTTGTACATTCCAATGTGTTTCAGGTGATCTTTGGAGAACGACTTCGCGTGCTCGGCGAACTCGTCCTCGTGGTCCGAACCCTTAGTCTTTTGCAGCTCCTCGATATGACTGATGGACTTCGGAGCCGCTTCTTCGTTGACCGGCTTCTCGCTCCGGACGATCTCGTCGCCCTTCCACCGGAACCTGTCCTTCCGGTCTCTCTGCGGGGTCTTGTCGATTGTAACGTCGTCCTCGCCCCACCGGAACCTTTTCCGGCGGTCACCCTTGTCGAGATCCCTCTTCGCAGCTTCAAGCAGCAGCCTCACTTGCTCTCTCCTTCAACGACCTTCATCTTGCTATCCATGTGCTGCTGGAGCTGGGCCGGCGAACCAACGAAGACGAACGTCTTCTCCCCGGGAGGCGGGAGGGCGGCCTTGTCGCTCCCCTGAACCTGGGGAGTGGAGGGCTGCTCCCGGAGCCGGACGAGCCTGTCAGCTGAATGGGCGATAGAGTCGATAAGAGACGCGACGACACGGACGGCCCTAACGTCCTCTGTTATCTTGGTCAGGGTCTCTGCATTCTCGAGGACCCTCGCCCCCACCTCCATCGCGAAGCGGACCTTCTCCCGCGCGAACTCGACGTCCTCGCTGTTCGGATTCTCTGGCGGGCGCTTCTTCTCGTCCTGGTACGCTCCGTCTCGCAGGATCGTCTTGGCAGAGTCCAGCTCCCCAAAGTCGATGCCGATGCTGCTGTCGATCTCGTCGGTCATGACAGGTACTTCTCCTGTCATATCTACCAAACTTGCGCCCTGGAGGTAGATATCCAGAGAACTGCTATTCAGAGTTCATAGGAGAAAAACATATGCCGTTCCAGGTCAGCCCAGGGATTGTGGTGACCGAGCACGACCTCTCCATCAGGGTCGACGGGCTTGGCACTTATGTCGGCGGGTTCGTCGGTAACTTCCGGTGGGGTCCGTGCAATCAGATCATGACGATCGACTCGGTCGAGACTCTCGTCCGGCGCGTCGGTCGTCCGACGGACTCCGTGTTCCGCGACTTCTTCGTCTCGGCCTCGTTCCTGTCGTACGCCAACCACCTCAAGCTCGTCCGAGTGGTCGGTGACGAGGCGCGCAACGCTGCGAGCGGCGGCGTCGGATCCGGTCTGAAGCTGGCCGTCAACACTGTGAACGGCGTGGTCTCGTCGGTCTCGGTGGACGCCTCGAACAAGGGCACCGGCTACATCGCCGGCGACGTGGTCAAGATTGCCGGCACGGTCTCGGACGCGCATGTCCGCGTCACCAGCACCAACCCGGTCGACGGTTCTGTCCAGACCGTGGAGCTCGTCACGGCCGGCTCGGGCGTCGCCTCCGGCTCGTCTGTCGCCACGAGCAACCTTGGCGGAGTCCTGGTGTACAACGACGATGACCTCGAGGACGACTTTATCAGCAACGAGGTGATCGCCCGCTACCCAGGCGCGATGGGCAATAGCCTCATTTGGAGCGCGGCCCGCGCATCCGAGTACGACAACTGGGAATACAAGGACCGGTTCGCGGTCGCCCCTGCCGCCACTGTCACGAAGTGGAGCGGTGACAGCTCTGCCCCGCTCAAGTCGTTCACCCTGCCGGCGTCCTACGGCGGCGTGCTCCCAAGCGACGCAGTCGTGACCGTCGACGGCATCCGCCGGTTCCAGGGCACCGACCCTGGTCAGTTCCAGTTCACCGCTGGCGCGATCGTGTTCAACACGACGACCGAGAACTTCGTCGGCGACGGCACGACCTACAAGTTCACCCTCGCCAACGCGAATGCCCTCGACGCTTCGCAGGCGGAGGTCAAGATCGATGGCGACGTGGTCCCGCACTACACCGGCTCGGCTCTCGTCCCACCACTCGGCACCGTCCGGATCGCCGGCAACAGCGTCGAGTTCGGCATCGGTCGCGCTGGCTTCAACGGCGACGGCCTCACGACCGTGTTTACCATCAACGGCGTGTCCGGCATCGCTGACCAGGCCGTCGTGATCGTCGACGGTATCTCGTTCACTGTGATCGACACGGGCCCGCCGACTTCCGGCCAGGTTCTCGTGGAGGACGCCGGCGCGGACACGACACTGACTTTCTCGTCCCCGCCGGCTGCCGGCCTCGGGAATATCAGCGTCTTCTGGGGTGCTCCGGAGGCCTCGGCCGACATTACTGTGGAGTACGGGTTCCCGAACACCGGCACGGACAACGTGAAGCTGTTCAGTAACCAGACCGAGATCCATGCCGTCGTAGTCGACCGCACGGGCGAATTCGTCGACACGCGCGAACCGAACTCGCTCCTCGAGCGCTATGAGTTCCTCAGCCTGACGCCTGGCGAGCGGTTCTGGGACGGCACGTCCATTTACTATAAGGACGTGATCAACAGCCGGTCCCAGTACGTCCGTATTCCGGACGCGATCTACAGCTGGGGCACGAAGAACCTCACCGGCGGCGTCGACGCGAACGACGAAGCGACCCAGGTCACCTCTGGTGTGCGCATCCTCGGCTACGACCTGCTGCGCGACGAGGAGGAGGTTGAGGTCTACCACATCATCGGCTCCGCCGGTGACGCGGCCGTCGACAACCACATCATCGCAAACATCACCGAGGCACGGAAGGATTGCGTCGGATACTTCTCGCCGGCCATGAACTCGGTGGTCAACAACAAAGATCGTGAGGCTGACGCAGTCGTGGCTGACCGCCAGCGCTTGCCGAGCACCTCGTACGGCCACATGTCGTCGAACTGGGCGTACGTTTACGACTCGTACAACGACAAGTACCGCTGGATCCCTGACAACGGGTTCTGCGCCGGCATCTACAGCCAGACGCACGAGCTCTACGACCCGTGGTGGTCCGGCGCGGGCCTGAACCGCGGCCGCCTGAAGAACGTCGCGAAGCTCGCGTGGAACCCGCGGAAGCCGTTCCGCGACCTCCTCTACGCGAACAACGTGAACCCGGTCTACTGGATGCGCGGTGAGGGTCCGGTCCTCCTCGGCGACAAGACCCTCCAGACGAAGCCCTCGGCGTTCGACCGCATGAACGTCCGCTGGCTCTTCATCGTCCTGGAGAAGACGATCGCCAAGGCGGCACGCTACTTCCTGTTCGAGTTCAACGACGAGACCACGCGGTCGCAGTTCCGCAACATGGTCTCGCCGTTCCTCCGGGACGTGAAGGGTCGCCGCGGTATCCAGGACTTCCTGGTGGTCTGCTCCGAGGCGAACAACCCCGGCTCGGTGCGCGATCGGAACGAGTTCGTCGGCGACATCTACGTGAAGCCGGCGCGGAGCATCAACTACATCGCTCTGAACTTCTTCGCAGTCGGCTCGGACGTCAACTTCAACGAGATCGCCAACTCGACGCCTCCGAGCCAGTAAAAAACCAGACACCAGAGACGCGAAGGGGAGCCAATCGGCTCCCCTTCGTTGTTTCTGCCGTACGCAGAACACACTATCGGCAAACTGGTCAGGGCGGAGAGATTCGAACTCCCAACCTCCTGGACCCAAACCAGGAGCTCTACCAGGTTGAGCTACACCCTGCTCAGAATTTACTCGTCGGACGTGCGCGACAAGAGCAACGAGTCTTGGCACATGTCGTGGTAGAGATCATCGGCGACCTTCTCGGTGTCCTCACCGTCGGCCATCTTCTTGAGGATCGTGAGCAGCCGGTGGTGGCACGTACGCTCGGCCATCGGGTACGGGACACCCTTCGACTCGAGTATCGCGCAGACCGTGTAGACGAACGACGCAATAGCGATTGAATCTCGGTGAGTGATGCTGACGGTCATTTGCTACCTCCTGGCTGATTAGTGGATACTATATCACACCTGGACAAGAAAGTACACTGGAGAAATGAGATGAAGTTCCGCCCACTCCTGAGCTCAGTGGCGTCCGACTACTTCGGCGTCCGCCGGTACCACTGGGGTCCCGGCGAGTTCCACGACGAGCAGTTCGGTGAAGTGCCGATCGGTGAGGAGATTGGCGCCGGGGCCGAAGTCGAGCGACTCCAGAAGAGCAACCCCGGAGACCACGAGAGCTCGTATCACGACCACATGGAGTCCATCGGTCGTACGCTCGCCGGAAAGAGGCTGAGCTCGCTGGCCATCTACAAGAGCGCCGCGTACCGGCAGATCAATGCCGACCTCCGCCGTGGGCGGAACCCTTCACCGATGCACAGGGACGTCGTCTCTGACCTCGATAAGGTGACCTCCCACGTGATGCAGAAGCCGCTCACCGTGTACCGGGGATTCGATGAGGCAATCCAGGCGAAGATGAGGTCACTCAAGCCGGGTCACACGTTCGTCGACAGGGCGTTCGTGTCGACGTCACACGACCCAGCGATCGCGCACCGATTCAGTGAATGGTCGGGGTCTGAGACGATCGCCAAGATCTACGTGCCAGAGGGTTCCCGCGGTTACCACCTGGACCGGCACGACTTCGGTCACCAGAAGAAGGAGGAGTCCGAGTTCCTCCTCGCGCGCGGGACGAAGTTCAGGGTTGTCAAGCACTCGAAAGGGATCGTCAGGCGCGGCGGTGAGGACCACCGTGTGCACGTTGTCCACCTCGAAGTGGTCCCTCCCCAGAAATGAGAAAGGGCGGCAGAGCCGCCCCGTTCCCAGACAGTGACCTGATCCGTTACGCGCCGTCGCCAGTCTCACCGGTGATGCTCCACACGGCGGATTCTCCGTCGGTGTTGGAGACGACCCTGACCGTGATCTCGGCATGCTGTTCGGCGATCTGGGTGTGGGCTGCCCGCGTGGTTGGGAGTGCGACAGTCGCGCCCGTGTCAGCAGCCCAGGAGACGGCGCCGGCACCGACCTGGCGGATGATCGCGAAGTCGCCGGGGTTCCAGTCGGCGGGGAGCGTGACAACTACCGGATCGGCCGAATCGACGAGGACGAGAGCACCCTTGTCGACCGCGTTCAGCGTGCGAGCTTCAGTGTAGGTGTTGACCTTGTACCGGAAGTGACCAATGGCGTCGCCGCCGAAGTCATATCCGTCGTAGGTCGCGCCAAGGTCGTACTCGGGGCCAGTTACCGCAACGGAGTCGGTCGTCAGCGGGACGTATGGGCCAAGGCCGCGACCGGACAGTTCGACGACGGTATACTCCTCTTCCGAACCGTCGGCCGTCGTGATGTTCTTCTGGATGATGTTCGACACGAGAAAAATCTCCTCTTCCATGTATCTATTGTAGATATAGCAAAGAGCAGAAATCTACATGGCGGACAACCGGCCGATGTTCGGCCTCTCGATCAACCGGGACCAGAAGCGTGAAGAGCAGGCCGCAGCCTACTCGTTCGCGCCCCCGCTTGTCGACGACGGCGCAATCCAGATCGACACCCATGGCGGGAAGAGCGGCCTGACCCACGCCTACGTCCTCAGTATGGACGCGGGTGTCAGCTCGGACGCCGAGCTCATCGAGAGATACCGTACCCTCGCCCTTTACGCGAAGATTGACTTCGCCGTAGACGAGATCACCAACGAGGCCATCGTCGTCGACGACGAGCAGCCAGTCGTGTCTCTCGACCTCACCGAGCTCGAGAAGGAGATACCGGAGAACGTCCGGGAGGCCATCGAGCAAGAGTTCCAGAACGTCCTCAACCTGCTGAAATTCAGGTTCAAGGGCTACGAGCTGTTCCGCCGGTGGTATGTGGACAGCAGGCTAGTGTTCCACAAGATCGTCGACCCGAACGAGCCAGAGAGAGGCATCATCGAGCTCCGTCCGCTGGATCCCCGGAAGGTCAAGAGGGTCAAGGAAATCACCACGGAGCCCGACCCGTTTACCGGGGCGGAAGTTAAGAGAGTCGTCGACGATTACTTCATCTATGTCGAGGCGATCGTCACGTACAACCGACAGTTCTCTGGGCAGCTGTTCGGCGACGCGTCCTATATGCAGGGACAAGCCCCGAAGGGGTCGGGAATCGTCAAGATCTCCCCGGACGCCATCGCGTTCGTGCACAGCGGTCTGGTGGACCCGACGAGCGGCATCATCTATGGTTACCTCCAGAAGGCGCTGAAGGTCACAAACCAGCTCCGGATCCTCGAGGACTCGCTGGTTGTCTACCGCCTCTCCAGGGCTCCCGAGCGCCGGATCTTCTACATCGACACGGGCAATCTGCCACCGGCCAAAGCGATGCAGCTGGTCAAGCAGACGCAGAACATGTACCGGTCGAAGGTCGTCTACGACGCAAAGACCGGCGAGATCGCTGACCAGCGCCGCACGATGGCG